CCATTTTAACATCATCTTCTTTTTTAGATTCTGCTGGTTTTCCCTTCACTTCTTCTTCTTTAGCTTTTCCCACATGTTCTTCCATTTTGGCGATTTTCTTTTCCATCTCCTCAATGCGGTATGCTAAATCAGCGTATTTCTTTTCCATATCTTCTGGAATCTTCTCAACAGGTACATCTCCACCATCGGTTTCTTCTTCACCGCCAATGTCTTCACCAGCAATACTTTCCATATCTTCAGGAAGTTTTTTTACTTCTTCATCCTTAGCTCCTTCAGCTAATTCAACGTTTTCTCTTTCAGTAATTTTACCATCTTTGGTTTCTACTTTAATTCTAACATCGTTACCTTCAGAATCTTTAAGGATTACTTCGTGTTCCCCATCAGGAGCTGGAGTTTTAGTACCATCTTCTGATACTACCTCAACTGCTTCACCCACATCAAAAGTAGGGGACTCTAAGATTGTACCATCCGCTAACTTAGCGTATGTCATCTCTACAGCCTTCTCTGCTGATAGAGCTGCGATAATCTTATTTAATACTTGCTTTGCATTCATAGTAATTTGTATTTAGTTATTTAACAATGATTTTGTTTTTTGTATTGATTTTTTTATAATCCAAAAGGTATCCAGCTTACAGAACTTTCATCCCATATTGTTAATGGGTCAGTTTTAGGAGTTGGAGCTTGCCAATCTGAATTAGCATCTAATGTCCAAGATGGAAATGGTTGTGGTGATACAAAAATATCTTTAGTTTCATCATAAGTGTAACCAATTCCAGCATATTGCTTTCTGAAATTATTGTTATATGATGTTTGTATCCATCTTCCACCTAATCCTAAATCATTAGCTAGGAAATCTTGTCCTCTATGCTCTTGAGAGTTATCTACTACCAGTACTTCTTGTACTATATTATTTTCATCTATTCTAGCGAAATGTGCCATATATGTTTTATTTTATATTGTTAGTGTTCCTGATGAACTAAAGGTGTGTACAGTGTATATTCCAACATTAGAAACAGTTCCACCTGTTGCTACTTGTGAGCCTGAGTAGTAAACTAGTACAATACCAGAACCACCGGCACTACCATTTTGGTCACCGCCCCAAGCGGCACCACCGCCACCACCACCTCTATTAGCAGTACCTGCTGTTGGTGTTTGTAATGGTGAGCTAGCATCTACGCTTCTTCCACCCCTACCAGCGTTTGTTCCACCTAGAGCAGCTGTTGAATCCTGACCTGCAGGAGCTTGTCTACATCCACCGGCTCCACCTGCTACATAATCATTAAGGATATTGTTAAAGATAGCTTCACCACCTACTCCACCTTGATTAAGTTGTGCAACACCAGATGAACCAGTAGTTAAGGCTCCACCGCCTCCGCCACCTCTTAACCATTCTGATTGACCAGGAGGACCTGCTTGATAAGAACCAGAACCACCTGAGTTACCACTTCCTGATGTAGCTGAGCCTGGAGATAAGTTTGCATAGCTACCACCACCACCTGAACCACCATTACCAGCTGCAAAAAGACTACTAGCACCAGCACCACCACCATTTGCTATAATGTTGTGTAGTGATGATGTTGCTGCGCTAGATGCAGGACTTGCTTCACCTTGACCACCGGCACCACCAGCACTAATTTTAACAGTGTAAGTACCTGCAGCTAAGTTTGTAGAACCTGAAACATATCCACCGGCTCCACCACCACCTCCAGCGTTACCACCACCACCGCCTCCACCTGCTACTACTAAATAATAGAAAGTTAATCCACTAGCAGCTGTTGTAGTAGTTGTGGTTGTAGTAGTGGTTGTAGTAGGGCCTACATCAGGTCCTGCTCCAATGTTAGCTTTTTGTAAAGCACCTACTATATTGTAATTAAGATTTAACATATATTATTTCAATGCGATGATGTTTGTTGCTGTTGAAGAAGAAGATACTGCTGTAATGATACCAGGGATAAATCCACTAGCTGATACGAATGTCAAAATAGAGCTATCGTAAGTTTTTACAACTAAATTACCTTGTCCGCCTACATACAATCCACCAGCTACAAATCCAAATTGTGGATTATCAGGAGTTACACCTACAACTGAACCAGTTGGGGTTACTGCTACGCCACCTACAAATTGTGGGTTAGTTACATATGCTTGTTGTGTTTCTAATTTCATATTGAGATTATTTTATTATTTAACAATTATGTTTTGATTTATAGTGATTAGATTGAGAATGCTGATACACCAGTAGTTAAAAACTTATGATAGGTATATGAACCTGAAATATAAATCTCATCACCACCAGAAGCAAGTACTTCAGAAAATGGGTATCTTATTATTATAATTCCGCTGCCACCAGCATTACCACTAAAATCTCCACCTCCACCACCTCCGGTGTTAGGAGCTCCTGCTGAACCTGTTGGAGCATTGTTTGAATTACCACCCATTCCACCACCACCTGGTCCTCCTAAACCCGGATTACCAAATCCTTGTCCTGAGCCACCACCACCACCTGCATATCTTACTCCATCTAACCATAAAGAACCCGAACCACCATGTCCACCATACGAGTAGAATGCTGTACCATTTCCGTTTATTCTACCAGCAGAAAAAGCACCACCTCCACCACCAGCTGCAGCAATAGTTATTGCACCTGTTCTGAATCCACCTTGTCCTCCGTTTGCCATACCTGCAGTTTGTGCATTACCGGGTTGTGTTGTATTTACTACACCACCACCTCCGCCGCCACTTGCTCCACCATCATTACCATTGCTATTAGAACTGCCACCTTTACCACCGCCTAAAGATGTGATACTTAATCCTGCTCCTATTAGAGAAGAATTACTACCATTGGAATTAGTTCCACCGGCACCAACATTTGTTTGTAATGAAACAGAGCCTGTAATAAAAAAGCTACCTGTGATTAACCCACCGGCTCCACCACCAGCCCCAATATCAGCACCAGATGCTCCACCACCAGCTATAACAAGGTATTCTAAATTAAATGGATATAATTGAATACCAGGAATAACTTTAGTGATATTATTATCACCTAATCTGATTCCTATGTTTCTATCTAATGGTGTATCTCCTAAATATATTTGCATAATTTATTTCTTTTATCCTGTCCAAGTAAATGTACCTGATGTTGTAAATGTGTGAACTTTATATCCACCATCGGTTGTAATTGTACCACCTGTTGCTAAGTTAGTAGCTGATTGGTATCTCATTATTACAATACCAGAACCACCGGCAGCTCCGTTCTCACCACTACCCCATCCAGCTCCACCACCACCACCTCCGGTGTTAGTTGAACCTGCTGTTGGATTTGTTGCTACGTTTGGTGAATCAGTTCCATAACCACCATTACCACCACCACCTTGTCCACCAACTGCAGCTGCGGTTGTGCCTGTTTTTGAACGGCAACCTCCACCACCACCTGCGTAGTAAGTTAGTGTACCATTAATAGCTGATTGTTTACCATCACCACCTTGTCCTCCTGCGTTTGTTGTAGTAGAACCTGCAGAACCAGCTGCACCAGCTCCTCCACCACCACCACCATTAAGAACTTGTGGAGAACCAGCGTATGCTCCGTTACCACCACTATTACCTTGTCCTAATGAACCAGTACCAGGCACAGTCATATTTGCTCCTCCACCAGAATCTGAAGCACCACCACCTGAGCCACCATTGAAATCATCACTTGTGTTAGCAGCATTTCTACCAGCTCCACCTCTACGAGCAGTAAATGACCCAAATACTGAATCAGTACCTATAAAACCATTTGCGGCGCCACCACCACCAACAGTTACTGTATAAGCTTGAACTGCAGGAGTAAATGAACCTGAAAGAAGTCCTCCGGCTCCACCGCCTCCGCCTCTATCAGTACCGCCTCCGCCACCGCCGCCGGCTACAACAAGGTATTCAACAGCTACACTAACAGGTGCAGCTTGTTCATAAGAATTTATACCAACCCACTTTCCATCTAAAAAACCGAATAGTTGGTCACTTCCTAAAAATATTTGTTGTGATACTTCTGCCATATATTAAAAATTAAATCTTGGTGAATAGTATTGATATATTTGTGTCATTTCAGCTGGTGTCAATTCTCTACCATATATTAATACAGCAGTATTCCATCCACCCAATCCATACGCAACTACTGGGTCTCTACCTATTCTCAATGCAGTTGTATCTAATGCAGTACCATTACCTGTTTTAGAGTTTACAACAGTTCCTTTATTCCAAAGTTTTATGGATGTACCTGTACGGCTTAATCCAATCATTTGCCATTGATTATCTGGAAATGTTGCAAATATACCAAATGGAGGCGAACCATCTTTTACACCGCCTCCCCATTCATTTGCAGTTGTAGCATTTCTACCTATATAGAATCCATTAGCAAATGATTTATCTAATACTCTTTGATAGTTACCGGTTGCTACGCCGGGTGCTACTCTATAAATTGATACTGCATGAAAATCACCCAATGCAGTTGTAAAGTTTGTTGTAATAATTGAGTTACCACTTCCAGCTGGGAAATTCACACTAGCACTTACAGGAGCATATACAGCTCCGTTAGCTAAAGAACCTGAATTAGTTGTTCTATTCAAAGTACTAGCTATTGTACTACCTGAGGGTAAACAATTTGGTACATTATAATCATACCAAAATAAAAGGTTTTCCTGTGGTATTTGAGGTGAATTAAATGCTATTGGTTGTATCATATTATGGTAATAAGTTTCTTACTGATGTTACGAATACATTTGAGTTATCCAATGCTACCAATGTAATAATATCATCCGATACTGCTGCAGTTGGTTGATAACGAGAACCAGAAGTTTGTCTAACATTACTACTAAATGATGCAGTCATATTTGCTTTAGATGTTACTCTGATTACCGCGGTTGTACCAGGTAATGGATTTAGTATATTGAAGTGTGTTGTAGCACCGCCTGTTTGATTTGCTAATGAACAAGTAAAGTAATTACCAGCGCTTAAATCAATAGATGCTGTATTAGATGCAATACCACCACTTACTACGTTTCCATAAGATGAACCTGTGATTATTAATGAACCCGTAATTACAGCTGAACCCGTATAAGGGAATCCTGCTCCTGTTGCTCCTCCACCGCTTCCTGTGATTGCTGAACCAGATACTACATAAAGTGTGTTCGGGTCTTTAGTTGCTAATGCAGCGTATGATGCGGATGTTATAGCAACAACGTGCTTAACTACCGGTACTCCACCAAACGAAGGTGAAACGTTATCTATTAAAGAACCTGTATATGATTGTGATGTGATTAGATAGCTTCCAGTTACCGAAATACTTCCAGTCACACCTAATGAGCCTGTTATCAATGCTGAACCAGAGAATGGGAATCCAACTCCAGTTCCACTTCCACCAGTCAATACGATAGAAGCTGTGTTGTTAGTTACACTAATAGATTGTACAGAAGAACCTGAGAAATCTAAAAATGATGCTACACCAATAGCCACACTAGCAGATGCTACTGTCAATATTGAACTTACACCGCTTGTACCAGATGTGCCACTTACACCGCTTGTACCATTGACACCACCACTACCTGCAGTACCGGATGTTCCATTAACTCCCGATGTGCCATTCACACCACTAGTGCCATTAACACCGCTTGTGCCATTTACACCAGATGTCCCGGATAATCCGCTTGTGCCACTTACACCTGAAGTACCTGAAGTACCTGATGTTCCGTATGGTTGTGAACCTGTAACGAAATATAAAGTGTTAGGGTCTTTTACTGCTAATGCTGCGTAAGATGCCGATGTTAAAGTTACAATTTTAGTTCCAGCAGGTACATCCGTAAATGAATCACCTAATGTAGTCACAAAAGAACCTGTACTACCAGATGCTTGTAATTGTGGTACACTTCCAGTTATTGTTAGTGAGCCTGTTATTGTAGTTGAACCTGATACTAAAAGAGAACCTGTTATTAATGCAGAACCTGAGAATGGGAATGATACACCTTGTATTGAAGATGTAGCCACCAATTGTGTTCTACCATTTGTGCCACCTACCCAAACATATCCGCTTGGTAGAGAAGCACTTAATGCGTTTTGTATATCTAAGCTTCCCGAAATTACTTGAGAAGATGAGAATGTATTTGAACCGGTTGTTGCAAACGAACCAGTCTTTGAATTTATTGAGTTAATACTAGCAGTAGCTGCGTTTAATGAAGCTGTACTAGCTAATCCACCAACTAATGATTGTGTTGTAATCGCTGTTGGTATTGATGAAGAATTACCTACCCATAATGAGCCTGATGTTAAGTTTGGTAAGTTATTTGGACCAGGGTTTAATACTAATCCTTTACCACCAACTCCAGGTTTTGTTACATATCCTAATACCTGTACAATTGCTGATGAACCTGTTGGACGAGTTGTAGTCCAGCCACCACCTTGCTTTACAAATACTTCATCACCAGCATCATAACCGGTTAAATCAATTCCTTCAATCAATCCTAATACAATACCTCTGGTTGTTTGTCCAGCTCCTATTGTTTCGGAAGCTATGAATGTTACAGGCATCTTTGTTGCATCACCAGCATCTGCTATATACACTATTGGTTTAGCTCCAGATGAACCGGAAACATATAATGGGTCACCTTTAGTTACGGCTTCACCAGTTTGTACTTGTTCGTACATTGTGTTTACATCACCAAATGATAATGTACCAGCACCATTAGTTTGTAGGACTTGAAATTCTAAACCATCAACAGTTGGATAATTTAATCCACTAGCACTTAAAGCACCAGTTATAATAAGGTCTTGTTGTATTCTTACATCTTGCTCTCTGAATGTAGCTATACCATCTACTGTCAACGAGCCAGTCATTTCTACTGAACCTGTAAATTGTTGTATATCTGATAATTCATCACCAAATGTGTTTGAACCAGTTGAGTAAATGATTGAAGATGATTGGTATGTTGTAATGATTGCTGATGCAGAAATAGCACCATATACATTCATAGAGCCCGTCATTGTGAAATTACCAACCTGAGTATAGTTACCTACCAATGTAGTAGGTCCTGTCAAATTAGTTGAACCTGTCACATTAAGTGATTGAGATACTTGTAATCCGTTTGTTATTTTAGATGAGCCTGTTACTAAAAGTGCACTTGCTGTAATACCATTTGCGTATATTGTACCAACATTATCTCCTTGCTGCATGAATAAGTTACCACTCACAAATGCAGATGATGATAGAAATACACCACCATTAAACGTAGCTCCACCAGCAAATGTTGATTCCAAAGCGAAGTTAGAATCTTGCTCTACATATAAATCACCATTTTTTACTCTTATAGGAGAACCATCAGTTGATTGAATCCATACTTCACCTTCACCTCTTAACTTAGCACCACCTTCTCTACCTTCTACTACTAAAAAGCCACTCTCATCAAATATAATATGTGGAATAGCTGTTCCGTTATCTATCTTAATAGAGCCTGTTAAACTTACATCTCCGTTTACTACAATGTTATTACTGAAATCAACATCACTATCAAATTCTACAGCTCCTTCTACTACGATACCAGCTCCACCGCTTAATTCAGCTATTGTTGGTGTTTTAATTCCGTTTGTAAATGTTTGCTGACCTGCAAAGGTATTACTACCAGTTACAGTTGCTTTAGTATTGATGTCCGCTTGTAGAACGGATGATGAATAGTTTAATTGTGCATCAGTTGCAAATGTAGCATCCAATGAAGCACTGAAGTTTAACAATTGTGCTACGCTGCCTGATAAGGAAGCTGAATCTACATTATATCCACCTTCATCTACCAAGCTATCAATCATATTCTGATTGAAATCTCTTAATAGGGTTGGGGTGATAAATCCACTATTGTTGTTAGGAAACGAAGTATTGTTTTCGTTTGTTAATTGTGTCTTATTTAATTGACTCATATTTTATATCTTTAATAAACAGGTGTACCTATGTCAAAACCATTAGAGAATCCAACACTAAAAGCACCTCTTGTAGCGAATCTAGCTGGCGATTGAGTTTGTCCAATCCCTTGCTCTACTAAAGCTCCATTACAACATTTGCGTGAGTATGTGTTAGAATTAGCACATAAACAAGCTCTACGATTGTTCTTTGGTGAGCTTTTACCCTGTGTTGGACCCAAATAAATTCCAGATGTATCTCTGAAACGGGCTAAATAAGCTGGTGTTGGCATATCCTATTGATTTTATTATTTAACAACGAACCAACGAAATGTAGTGGATTATACTTTGGATTTAGCCATTGCTTCCCTATGTAGTAGGTTTTGTAACTGATTATAATCTGATTGATAAGCTAAAAACAATAAACATTGTTCTAATGGCAATTTAGTTACATCTTCCATCCATCTAATATCTCCCCCTGCAAGCTGGACAACTGAGGAGTAATTTCTCCACTTTTTTCCAAAATTGATTTGATGTTGTGAGGGAGATTCTCCGTAGCCATCAAAGATTTCAGGATAACGCTCGGTAATCCCATTAATAAACGAACAAAAAAAAACAATGCTCCGTGATGTACATCCATTGTTACTGATAGAAATTTATCTCCATCTATGTTTCCTTTGTAATCTTCTATCTCATATAGACCGGCTCTTTCTTTTGTAACAGGCCTATATAAGATACTCATAATCTTACTCCAGTTCTCATCTATTGTAAATGTATCATATTGTGTAATGTCCAAATACGCTCCATACGCCATCTTGCCGATGTTTGGTTCTAATCCGTATTTCACACCATCTATTGTAATAAACTTTTGTAATGGCAATTTAGTATCCGTCATAAAGGATGTCAAATCATTCTTTATGTTTACAAATGTTTCAGTATCTAATTGGTTTATATATCCAGCATTGAATCCGCATAAGTGATGCATCAAACAAGCTACATAACCATTCTCATCTTCACCATACACCTTTAGGTCTCTTTGTAGAGCTAGGTATGTTTTAAGTGTAATTGCTGACCAATCCGTTGGTACTACGATTTTTATTTCTTTTTTCATTTTGTTCCTTTTATATAATAAGCTTTAACGCCTGTTAAGTAATCCTTTCCAGTTTCTATTTTAACATCTTTGAATCCAATCTTATTGAAATCATGCACTAGGTATCCTTCGTTCTCTACTCTACAATTCTTCCAATCTAATGAGTTCTCAAAGTATGGTACTGATTCGCCTAAATCCATAAAGTGTAACGAGCACAAGCCTCCTTCATTTAGAGATTCGTACATATCGGTTAGTATTGAGTATCTTACATCATAATTGCTAATATGCTGAAATACTATGTGTGACATTATGAAATCGTATCCGTATGGTATAGGCTGTATATCTTTACCATTGCTTTCCCATGTCTTACAACTAGCTATACTTTGTGTATTCTTTATATACCATTGTTGAGCGTATTCCGCATTTGATTTAGATATATCACAACCATCTATTGTACTCCAATTAGCTAGTGTAGATAGGTTTACTAAATTTCTACCACAACCACATCCAAAATCAAATGCTCTCTTACCTTCCCATCTTTCGGGATTAAACTTTACATCACCTAATAGGATAGCCCAATACTCTGGGTCTGGATTGTGTTGTTGATGGTTATCCACAGTCATTCCTTTATGCTGTGATTCAAATGTATCCTTATAAGTTTGTAGATATTGTTCTATCATCGTTGATTCTTTTTTTCTCTATATTGTTCAGGGTTTACCAATTCCGCATTTGTAATGATTTCTGTCTTTATGGCTGATATATCAATTGTATTCAGCTTCTCATTCATCATCGTTTGTATCTTAGCATTGAGTGAGTTCCTTTGTTGTACCGTAGCGGCTAAGGCTGCTTTAGCTTCTCTCAATTGTTCTATAAGGATTCGGTTTTGAGATTCCAAACTATATGTGTATTTGGATAGCTCAATAAAATCTTCTTTGGTAATCTCAATGTCATCAAAATTTACTTCTTTCATATTATCTAATTGTAATTGTATATTTTCCAGCACTTGCTGCTTTTTGTGATAGCTTCATCATTCCTACATATCTCATAGCATCTAATAGGTGATTGTTAAAATCAACGGGCTTATCCAATTGTTTACCGAATCTATCCGTAGCCCATTCGTATGAATAAAATTCGTTTACTAGGTTTTGGCAACTCTTTGGTACATGCAGTTTGTAGTTTTGCATTACACCTATACCAAAGTTAATACTATCCTTTCCTTTTACTACCGGTCTGATATTAAATCCAGCTCTACTCAATTCTTCTATCAGTCTTGGTTCTGCTGAATCTGCATAGATTTCTTCTCTATTCTGCACCATATCTTTCAATAACCCTATTATATCGTTTGTCACCATTCCTCTTTCGTAACAATGTTCTATGATGAATAGCTCGTTACCATTCTGCTTCCATACGGAACAAATAGCAGTAGGGTCAGAACTAAATCCAAAATCTATTCCGAATGCTACAAACTCAGCCGTATCAGGCAACCATTCCACCATTTGGAAATCGTAGATGGCCTTATCGTTTGTGGTGTATTGACCTAATGTATAAACTTGATATGCTTTAGGATTGGTATTCTTTAATTCTTCCAAAGCCCTTATTACCGAGCGTTCCAAATAAGGGTTATCCTTATATGTAGTGAAGTAGCGTGTACAATCTTGCATTTCTCTTAACCAATGCCAAGGTGAGATTGTAGGGTTATAGCTTAGAATAATCTTACCTGTTGTACGAATTTGTAACTGCAAGTAAGATTCTGAATCAACCTCATTACTTTCTTCTATCCATAGTATGTTTGATTTCACACCTCTTAGCTTCTCACTATTGTCCGTTGAAATGAATTGTATTTGTGAGCCTGTATAGAAATCATATACTCTATCGGTAGCGTTCCATTCGTTATCGTTCCATATACCAAGGGATTCCATTATATCTTTGAAATCCTTCATTACTGTACGTTTGAGGGATGGTATTGTTTTTCTTACTACTGTCACAATTTCTTTTCCTTGCAGAGCTTGTACAATAATCCATTGTAAGGTAGCATAGGTTTTACCCGAACGGCTACCTCCAATTAAATGGCAAACCCTTGTTGGACATTCATCAATGTGCTTATACGATATTGTGGTATTGATGTTCAGTTCCATCGGTTTTTGTTTCAGTAATATTTACGTTAATCTGTTGTATTCTTTGTTCAATTTCACCTCGTAGCTCAACACGACTCATTTTTGGAAGGTGAAACTCCAATAATTTCAGTGCTAAATCAACTGCACCCTTTGGGTCTTTCTTCACCAATTCTTCCATAATCTTTGGAAGGTCATCTAATACTCTATTGGTTGCTCGGGCTATGGAGAGCTTCATTTGTTCGCTTGAGCGATTCAGTGCTCCTTTTGGGCGCCCTTTTGATAATTTATTGCCTGGTTCAAACTTTGCCATTTATCGTAGTTTTTCCGTTATTTAATCGGTTCTATATTCTTTTAACACAAATATATGTATTTGTATTTATCGTTGGACCTATGTGGTCAGGAATCAGTCCTGAATGGATTCTGCTTAGTTAGCCTGATGTGTTGCTTTACTTTACGGATGTTTAGGAAGGATGTACTCTTTGAAATCCCTATATCTTTACTCAGCTTATCCAATGTCATCTCCGGTGTAAAAAAATATAATTCAGCTAATCGGGCCGAACTCCACATCTTTGTTTGTTGTAAGGTTTGTATTTCCGTTACAATCTCATCGTATGTACTTTGTATCTTTCTATCTAAATCTTCATTGTATGGTGTATCAACATCATCCCAACTATCAGGCAGTGATTGATGTTTACCATTCTGCTTTACCGCATTTATCCATCTCGTTTTTAGAAATGAATAAAGGTACATCATATTGTATTCATCCCTTCCCCACCATATAGAAGGGTTTCCTTTTTCTGCTACATACAGGTATAATTCTCCTACTAATTCTTGTGCTGCTTCTCTATCCTTTGTTATATTGTATGCTGATGCCATTAACCAGTCATTCTTTTCTCTGAATAGTATGTCCAGCCTTCTATTGTTCTCCTTTTGTATTTCTTCTGCACTCATTAAGACTTTGATTTGATAAATGTGTTGATGTCCTCTACACATCTCGCCCATAAACCAGCAGATGATTTACAGGTACAAGGCATTGGTTCACTCTTTCCTCTTATCCTCGTACAATTTTCCCAAAGCTTTCTTTGTGCAGCCGCATCTCTCGGTAACCAATATCCCATAGCACTCATTTCAGCTTGGATGGTTTTGAACTCCTCATAACTAAATGGTGCATACTTACTTTCCGGCACCGGTGGATTTTGTGGTATATTATTTGATTCCATAACGTTCTTTGTATTGATTTATGTTTGTCACTATTCCAGTAGAACTATCTACTATTTGGTAATGTTCTACTTCGCCTGTGAACATATATGCGTAAATGATATAACCTCTACTTACCGCAAATGAAAGAGAATCCATTGCTCCATGCTCTATTGTATGGAATCTTGCTACATCTCTATTGTTATCTGAAAAGTGTACGATTATATCATTATACTTTTCGGGAAATAAATCCCAATCTATCTTTGTAATTGTAGGTCTTTTCTCTGCCATTATTTTAATTTTATTTGTCCGAAGTCCTCACATCCGAAGAACTTATCTAATTTATCACGCCTTCTATCACATCCACAATCATGTGTTTTGAAGAAGGTCCATGCAATCCAATGTGCCAGTTCTTTACCCCAGCCAAAGGTTACAACGTTTATTGCTGATTCTAACCAGCTACCAAAAGGGAATATACATTTCATAGTTTATAAATTTACATGTCCCATTCCTTTTTCTCCGGCGTAACCTATTGGTTTACCTTTGAATTTCTTTTGTCCTCTTGAAAGAACGGTGTTAAGACATTGTTGTTTGAAACCTAATTTTTTAGAACATTCTACAATTGAACCATAATAAACCCCATCGTAATAAATAGGACGAAGCAACTTTTCTCTACCTAACACATGGTATGAGTGTAGTACATTCTCTGATGGTGTCAACCATTCTAGGTTCTCAGCTCTATTGTCTGTTTTGATTCCATTCTTATGATTTGGATTATAAACCTTTGTATCAAAGTCCGCAGGTTTCTCTACCCATGCATGCGCAACTATCTGATGAATACGCATAAACTTTCTTTGTTTTTTACCATCATCGGTTGCTCTGAACAATCCAACTTCAGGGTATCCTCTACTACTCAGCTTAGTAGCGATAGGATATAAGCCTCCACTAATGAAAGCTCTTTCTTTTCTTTTACAACTATATAGGATTCCACCTTTACTGATATAATAATCAGGCCATCCATCAACTTGCTTTATTGGGTCTTTCAACTTAAATGTAGTACTCATAGTTTTAGTTTTTGTTTATTAATTCGTCAAATGCTTTCTTAAATTCTATTTCCAATGCTTTCTTACTGATGTTTTGATAATAAGCTTTTCTCTTTTCAAAGTCCATATCCGTTACATCTATTACTTCAAAGTCCATAGGTGGAATTAGTTTGTATCCTAATTCTTCCATCTCTTTTACTATCTGCTCTTTAATTTGTTCTTGTGTTTTCATTATAAGTTTTTTATTTGGTTTATGTTATCTAATCTTTGTTTCCATTGTTTCGCTTGGTTCTCATCCCATCCCATTATTTCTGATACTCCAACTATTCCACCTAACTCTGTCCAATCTTCTACTGCTCTATTGTATAGAACATTATCTGAATCAGCATCCATTAGTATATCCAGTACTCTCTCTGTTATCTTCCTTGTATTACCTTTAGCTCTATCACTGTATTCATATTCTTCCTGAACTTGTTCTTTTTCCTGTTCCTGTTCCTGTTCTTTAGCTTTATCTTTATCTTGTTCTTGTTCCTTGGGGGTATCAATAGAGTATTGATAGGGTATAGATAGAGTATTAGTAGAGGATAGATAGGGTATGGATATGGTATTGGTAGAGGATTCATAGAGGTTACTTTCAATCAGTTTATTAACTGCTGAAATAACTGCTTTGTTTTTACTTTGTAAGAAGTCAGCTCCGTATTGAAATACACAGAACTTATTAATAATCCATTTATCTTCAGAGATTGCTGTAACTCTATCTTTGAAGATTCTTAATATATCTGATTCAGATACATTAGTATTACACATAACATTAAGCAACTTAATATTACGCT